TTAGGTCCTTACCGGATAACCGGTGCTGGACAAAGGCGACGTGGAATCACGTCTTTCTGCTCCGCAACCCGCTTCAAAAGGGACAAGAATGCCCTATTGGAGGAGCGACGGTAATTTTCATACCGTCTAAACGGAGATGCCTCAATAAGTGCGCCAACCAACTGAGCGTTGGTCGTACACCTGCGACGCAGAGCCACTCTTCTAACGAATGGATGCAGTATCGCCTCCTCAAAAGGGATTGTGAATACTGTCGCCACCATCCGGGTGTAAACCGGGACGTGTTGGGCAAGCCATGTGGGCCTCGATGGAAATTCTTCCTGAAAGGAGCACGTAAAATGTCCAATATTGGACTGTCTCCAAAAAGAGTCACCCGACTGCTGGCACGCGAATTCGATTCGCCTCCATTCTGACGAATACTGATTGAACTCGGTATTCCGATGATGTGAGAAGTTGTGTGTATCACCTCCTTGATTTTCAAACCAATCTCCAAACGTGACTGAGATTAAATCCCAGTCGGCGTCATGGATGGTGAAGTCAGGACAGCGGTATAAACCGTTGGTCAGGAGGGAAAGGGCTTGTGCCCGATCCTCAGCTGAGAGGTCCTCTGGATCCGTCTTGTGAAAACCATAAGGCCAAGGCCTCTGACGAAGTTTCATTACCAAGTCAGAAACGGGTTTAGGCCATACATGGTACGGATTAAAATTTTCGTCGGCAGCATAAGCGATAGCTGTGGCTTCAGTCACAGAGCGCCACTTTCCAGGGCGGAAAGTGAAACCATCCTTACGGATGTACGCCCCTCCGAACTCAGCGCAGTAAGAGCTAACTAAACTCTTCTCCGAAGAAATTTGGACTCCAAGCGCCCTCAGGATTCGGATGAACTCCTCCTCCACTTCAGGCTGCCACCCAATGTGGTCGTCTCCCAATTGGAGATATGGATCGGTATGCGGAAAGACGCCATGAAAGCCCTTAACTTTGCAGATGCCCTTGAGGAGGGCGTGCATAGTCAAGGAGAACAGTGCGAATGACGGCTTCACACCAAGAGGCTGTCCTACCGTCCAAGAAATTGAATGGACGCCTGTTAACTCCTGCACGTCCTTACTAGTGGACCATTCAGAACGAGAGACCTTCCGATATAAATCGATGGTTTCCTCGTCAGCCCCCAGCTCCCTAAGCAAACAAGTTTGCAATTCTAAAGGAACCGAGTTAGTGGCTTCAGAAATGTCCGTGGACCATAAAGTGTGACCCTCGCGAAGTTTATCTTGCGCGAGGCAGACGCCTGCCCACTGATCGTGAGCAGCGTCTTCTTCGACCATATACAATATGTCGTCGAGGCGCTCAAAAAGTCCTCCTAGCCAATTTTGAACAGCTAGGCGGGGTGACGCCGCAAAACGGCACTTGCCTCCAGGCTCTTGAATATTCAAGAGCACTCCGATCTCGTCAGAAATCCAAAGGGATTCGTCTCGGTTTGAACCGTCGGCGAATTCTCGGAGATGGTTAGGAGAGATTGGAGCATACGAACTCTGAACCGCGGCATAATCGAGATATCCGTTGTCGGCTGCCCAATATAAATCAATGAGCAG